TAATTGAGCCCATGGAGCCCGTAGTCTTTGGCTTCCATCAAAATTAAGAGAGTATCCGGAATTTTCATACTTAATGTATTGCTTGGTCGACATCTCCTTGGGAGTTCCGCCATACTCTTTTATACGTAGCACCGTTGGTGGAAGTCCATAAGTATTAACCAAGGCTCTCACAGATCTTTCAGTTCCTTTGGTGCTAAGAAGGTGTGGTAGACTATTCAGGGTTCGAGACCAAACTTCTTTTGTGATGTCTTCAGTAGGCATTGACGAAGCATTGACAAATGTTTGAGTGCTTCCAGAATCTGTTGCTTGGTAGCTTCCAGATTCATCAGTACCGAGTTTATATGACCATAAGTCTTCGAAGTTATATCCATTGATGCCATGCCAACCTAGGGACTTTAGAGTATCCCAAACCAAATCTTTGGATAGACCTAGATGGAGTTCATTTTGTCGGTTATGAATCATATCCATATGGTCAATATAATTGTAAACTTGGTCGAAAGATTGAGCAATCATATTAACAAACATTAAGTAGTTTGCGTTTTCTGTATCTAGCCTTACATGAGCGGGTACTGTTTTTTCTAAATTGTATGCATTATCTATATCATAATCAAGAGCCGCTGATGTCTGAGTTGTGAACCATGCTATCGCCGCTGAAGATGTTGAGTGCAACATAGTATGAGGCTTTGCCGAAGTTGACTTTGGCCATGTCGATGCATTAAAGATTCCATAAGACCCATTTTCATATGAAGATGATTCGGTATATAAGTAGTTCTCGTACCCATCAAATTTAGATATGATATTATCTTTTTTAGTTACAAACTGAGTTCTATTTATTTTTGCCGAGGGAGAATTTGAAGTTGCTAAAGATACTGAGTGTGAGTCGTAATATTCTATTAGCTGAATTTTATATTTAAAATTATCAAGTCGCTCCTTAGCAGAACTGAAGTGTATAAAGTTTTCATATTTACGATAGTCTATCCCAAGGACTGCAGAGGTGGCAGATGATCCACTAAAGACTGCATTTAGTAATTTATTCTTAACCCCTTCATTTGTTCCAAGAAGGGAATTCCATGTTTCATACTTTGAAGATAGTGGACCTTGATCTGTAGAAGAGTTAATTGTGAAATCAGGAAGAGCCATTACATTAGTGTCCTCTACATAAGCAGGTTGAGGAATAGTAAAGTCAAATTTTCTTGGTTCAGTTATTTGAACTTCTATCTTAGCTCTTTGTCCTGATTTTATGTTTTTAGCAACCCCCTTGGATAGTTTTACTGCTATTTCTAAGTCTTCATATCCAGTTCCGGATAGCATTTTACTAGATATAATATTAACAATAGATCCATCCCCAAATGACAATACCAGGTTGTCTGATGGGAGAGTCCCGAAAATAAGATCAGTGACATCTTTTTTGAAGGCTGTCTTTTGAGCCATAACAGCTGGTGCTGTTCCTTCTAGAGAAATAGGGTCGTGGACCCTAAGAACAATTTCATTCTTTTTACTGGAAATTGTTCTCACATAAAATTCTACGGACCTTGTGTTTATTAGCTTTTCTTTTGTTCCATGGGTATATAGGTTTAAGGTGTACGATCCAGGAGAATCGCTCCGAGGGCCTAGTAAATGGTGAAGGTTAAAGTCTAAAGTGGGTCCATCTGGCCATGTCGAATTATAGCTACCATATTGAGGAGCCATATAATCGGATAGTTTGGAATTGTCTAGGGAATTGTCCCCAACCAAGAGTTGCCATCTAAAAAATATTCCTGCTCCAGCTTCGAATTCGGGAGCAGGGTTTTGATAGCGGCTAACCACATTGTCAATACCTGGGATATCATATTTTTTAATGGTGCTCATTAGTAACTCTTAAATTGTGGATCTAATATTTCAGCCAAAGGTTCTGGCTTATAGGTAATGTTCCTCAAGTCGAGGGTGATGATTAAATCCTCACCATCATATACCAATGGGGGCATAGGTAGTATGTCGTTTAATGGCTTTGAGTCCGTTGTATATTCATTGACCACCTCGGTGTTTCTGAGTGCCTCATCATCGGACTCTTGGTCTAGGTCTGTGTGTGGAAATTGGCAGGAATTATCTTCTACTGTTGCGTCTGAATTAAAGTTTAATGCTGTTGGATCCATACAGCCAAGTACATCTGATATCTGTCTAGAGCAGTTGGCTGTGAATGTGGCACTTTTTTCAGAATAAGGCCAACTCCTATCTGCTTTTAAAGTAAAGGTTGCTTCGGTTGAGTCTAACCATTCACCACTTAAATAGAATTTAAAATAAAAGCCGTTTATGTCTTGAGATACAAAATCGTCAACAGTAAGGGTTAAGCCGCTTGGATGGGTATGGGTTCCTGTAATGTCCCATTTATCGGTGGTGTTAAACCATCCTCCTGCGGCTGCTCCTATTTCGTAAAAGACCCTTGCTTTGCCTATAAAGCCTGAGACGTCTGGACTAGTATTATCATATGCAATAAATAAAGGACTTGGTATGTCTAGTTCTAATTTCGATATAAAACTCATTATTCATACACTCTAAACATATCATCGAGGATGTGGTAACCTGACGTTCCATTATGATCCACCCTAATATGGAACTGATATAACCTGTCTGGATACATCCCACTTAGTCTAAGGTTTGCAAAGTTCCCTGTAGCATCGCAACTGATTTTAGTATATGCTGTGTCAAAAGGAACTACAGTTTCTCCTGTACGAACATCAACTAAAGAATAGTAACTTGAGGTTGGTAGGTATTCTACAAGAAGCGGGGTTGACGCTGTGTATGTTGCAGCTGGATATTTTTCTCGTCCTGTAAATCTAAACTTAGGAGTTGAATTAATTTTATATGTGCCTGGGTTATTTGCTTGGTATATGTAATGGTCTTTTGTCAAGTCTAATGCAGTTAATGATCCAGTGACGAATGATGAGTCTCCATATGAAACAAACAAGCGGGGCTTGTATACAGTTGAGGTTTCTTTAGAAAAGAAATTTACATACCCATATTTATTATTATCTATTTCTTCGGCATCGGTTCTTGAAATTAATATTCCCTTGTCAGTTTCCGCCGACACTTCTATTCCTTTTACTGTTGCTGTGACAGTAGCTTTAAGGTCTTTTATCAGACCTGAATTTAGAACCTGGGTTATTGTGCCGCTACCGGTGTCAGGTTTTATACCCGTCCATGAATTGCCACCACCAGGATTATTCCAGCAAACTCCAGTTTCTGTTTTTGGTAAGTGTGTTGATCTACCTAGACCAGTGGACCAACCATTAGAGACACTACTAATGTTGTATGTAAAAGAGTTGTCGGGAGTATTAGTGTTTGCAACATATAAAGCTATATCATACTTTGAAGGTACTATTCCTAATGCGCTATTAGATGCACTATGCTCTGCCAGATTAAAATCAAGAAGAATCTTGGTGTTATATATTCCAGAAACTTCAGAACTTGATATTGTCTTGTTTAGCTCTAGAATTTCGTCCCTTGAGGTATTCATTTTGGGATATCTAGAGTAAGCTGTTGCAGTTAGGTTTGGGAAGATTGAATATATCATAATTTAGAATCCTACAATTTTACCGCGTATATCTTTGTCGGGATATTTGACTTCGAAAATACATGGGTCTTGGGAGGGGTAGACCACATTGTTTATTGTAGCCGATCCTATGTTATATGAATTACCTGAGTATCCCGAATCAAGACTAGCGTTGTTTTTTATGTTAATACTAGATACAGCTTGGACTCCTTCAACAACACTCATTTTAGCTACCAAATCGCCAATCATTATGGGTTGATTGAATTGCCACTTATCGATAGCAAAATATTTTTTGATCATGTCAATCGTTTGGACTAAAACTTCCTTTCCATTAAAGCTCGGGAGAACTACAATTTCAAAATCAATACCGATGTTAATAGGAAATCCATTCCTAATGTTAATGCCATCAGTTAATATTCTATATTGACTTAAGTATGTTTGCAGATTCTTTTTGGTAGTTAGGTTTGTAGTAGCTAAATTATTTAGACTGTTATAGCTTAGTACATACAAATTCAATGCAAGAGGATTAGTGTCTGCAGAATTATTTATTTTATCATCTGTGGCTACATATGCTTTTGCTATAGAACCATACTTAGAAGGCATAGCATAAACCCTCGAGACATAATCCTCTTTCGTAACCGCTCGATTTTGGGATGCATATGCACCTAGAGCATTTTGACGAATTTCATCATTAGTTTCTGCTGAGCGACCTCCTGATGCAGGATGTTCATTAGTTACTGCTATGGATTCTTTTACTATAGTGACTACTGATTCCTCTAGACCATCTTCGTCAAGGTTTATAGTTTTGGATATTACTTTATTAATTGCGCCGGAGGCTACGTTGGAAGCTATGCCGCCACCCTTAAGATACCTTATAGTTAAGCTTGATGCTGGCGCTTGACCATAAGCTCGGGTTTGCATCATATTAGCAGGGTCGAAAGACACATCCAATTGAGCAGCGTTTCCAATTTCTAACACATTTCCAATGGTTGATGGGTTTGGTACTATTAGGTCGTCAGCTTGTGTTGAGGTCCCGGCTCCGAAATTTAATTCGGTATAGTTGTCCTTGTTAATTCTAGTTGTAAATCTTCTTGCAGTACGGCGAAGCTTTAATAGATATGGAGCATCAGCAGCGTCGGCGGCGGTAATTGGATCAACTGAAGGTTTGTTTGAAACCTGTTCAAATATTGTATCCTGTGCTAGGTATGGAACTTCATACCAGACATTGCTGTCAGCATCGGTCACCGATTCTATAGCTATAACATCATTTGCTAACAGTTTAAATTTGTCAAACTTTTTAGCAGCAGTTACATTATAGGTTTCAATTACACTCTGTCCTGAAATTGCTTTTACTTTTGTTTTGACCAGAAATGCATCAGGATCGGTACCAGCTAAGCTATACACAGACACTTCAGTTTTGGCAGATCCCGTATTAGCAAAATTGGCATCTTCAAGAGTTGTGAAACTAATCCCAGTACTATTTCCCGAAACTTCCATTCCCTGAGGTATCGTTAATGCATATTTCATATCTGGAACCTTTGCACCTGCGGATCCGGTAGCAGGAAGCCATAAATAGACACATAGTTCAACATGTGAGGGAGCAGTTGATTTAGCTTTATAGCCAAGGGAATTAGCTATGTCTAAAATATTGGATCTTTCCTGGGCTTGTGATAGTAGACTTTCCCTTAATTGATAGTCCGTATAGTATGATAGGACATCGCCTACATAAGCTCCCATTTCCATAAACATCATACCAGGGGATGTTTCATTAAAATCGTTGTATGTGTCTGGGAAGTAGTTCTTTGCAAAATCTATAAGACCTTCCCTAAAGTCCCCAAAGTCTCTTCCTAAATATTTAACTTCTTTTTTATTCATTTAAGTTACTCTATGCAAATATAACTACTGTTTGTAAATCTATTTCATTACCAAATATGATATAGTCGAGTTTAACCCTAAGCTCATTATTATCTATGCGATCTGTATTGATGTCTACAGCCTTAATAGTTACATATGGTAGCCATGCTGAGACTTGTGTAAAAATAGCTTCATGTACTTTTTTTATAATTGATGGCGTTATGTTTTCAAATAGTAGTCCTTGAATCCCAATTCCGAAAGTTGGATGGTAAAACCTTTCTCCTGGATTGGTTAACACAAGGTTTTTTATGTTGGCTTGTACTTGGTCGTTTGTTGTATATGTAGAATAGAATACTCCACCAGTAAATTTGGTAGACCCTATATCCTGGTCTGAAGTCTCCATCGAGCTGGATCCTTGATATTCTGAAACCGGAGTGGGATATTTGCCACCGTCAGGTGGAGTCATAGGGAGTCCAATCCCAATAGCAACATCAGGTTCAAAATCTAAAGGATTATATCTTTGTTCTTGTCTAGCCAATTACTTATTTCTTCATAGCCTTTACCAGTGACGAATAATCCCTGGTGAATGCTTTTTCTAGCGATTCGTCTTGCTGTACTGCTGGGTTTGATAGTAGGCTATTCATTCCGGTATTAGCACCTCCACCTTGCATTGCTGCAAATGAGGACCTAGCGTCTTTGCTATCAAATGTTCCCATTGATTTCCAATCTCCAGCCTCTTGAGTTTGACTCAAAGC